ATCGCACATACGCTAGTAGTATCTTCGATAGATTTGAAAGTACTCTCTTGGTTTTCTGCATTGATCCACGGAATGAATAGAACTTTTAACTTGTCCAGGTATGCTTCCGTCGCTTCGCTGTAAACAACAACATTGTCATATTCTCGCAGAAGAAGGTCAACTGCATTGACATCATTAGTGTTTTTATAGTAGGCAGTATGATTACCGACAATAGTGTGAACAGTCACACCCATATCACGGAGACGATCATAATAGTTTGTCTTTGCCCAAGTCAGTGCAGCAAAGTCAATACCTTTACGACTGTCAAACGTATCACCCATGTCTACAACTGTAGTAATACCGTGTTCCTCCAAGTAAGGGAAGAACACTTCATTGTAGAACTTTAGAAAATAATCGTGAAACAGTTTGGAGTTTTTACGAGCACCAAAGTGTTGGTCCGTGATTATTGCAACTTTCATTAATAACGAAGTTTGGAATGCACAGCATCTTTGATACTATTGTAGTCGCTGTAGTTCGATCCGTCAAGGGTGTTACTGTCGTCAAACACTTCACTGTAACCAGATCGTTCGATAATCTTGTTCTTAATTTCTAGTTGACGCTTCTCTCTTTGGATTCTGCGGAGAAACGCATAATGAATGATCTGCGTAAAGTAAGCAAAAGGATTTTGGGATTTCTCAGGATTAAAATTATGAACGTACTGAACGCAATTTTCGATTCCATCAGAAATCATGTCCTCCTTGAACATGTAGTTAACAAAGTTTGGTTTGAATGACAAGTGGTTAGCAATCTTCAGGAAACACTCTCCAATGTAGCGTGGAATAGGGGGTTTGGTGTCCCATCTCTTTGCTCTTTCAGACTTGTCTTGTTCTTGTAAGTTCTTGCCGAACTTTTTCATATACGAAAGTTCAACATCAGAACGATATTCAATCAAAGCAGCAAGAAACTCTTTATTGTTGACATAATGTTCTGACCTTTTTCTTTTAGCCATAACTGCTGTGGATATCATAAGTATTGCTCATTATTATGTATTGATTATACCATTCAAACAAATAGTTGACAAGTTCTCAAATGACCATTAGAATATCCTTGTTAGGGTTGATAGGGACAGAGTAGCTTAGCTATTCTTATAGAGTTTTTCTAGAATCTCTTTAGCATCATTTACGTTAGAGATATATCCCATCTTTCTAGACATCTTTGTCTTAGAAATATTTCCAGTAAGTTTACTGGTTTGTCTTACATAAGATTGATACATTGAAATCATTTCAATATCAGAAGATTCACTCATTGTGAGAATATCTTCTAATTTAAGAATAAACATATCATCAGATGTAGTTTTCAACCATGGTTCCATCTTATAACCAAACTGCTTACCAGATCTGGTTTTAACTTCTGAAACAATAATTGGATAAGAAACTAAAACAAAAGTTCTATCATCTTCTTCAGATGCTGCTACTTTGGCAAATATTTCTTCACCAGTCTTTAGTTTGAGTGTTGCATAAAAATCTTCTTCCATATTAGTTTTTTAATTGGATAGTGATTATCTCATAATTAAAATTCTCTTCATTATAAATTTTAATTCTTTCTATGAGATGATTCAGAGTATAGTTTTTCCGTGAATTGTATGTACAATCATCAGAGATGTCGTAGAGCACTGCTTTAGTTTTATCTTTTCCTTTTCTAAGTACTCTTCCAATTGATTGTAGATTTCTAATTCTCGATTTACTGGGTGAAGCAAAGATAACGTTATGGAGGTTCTTAATGTTAATACCAGTAGAAAAAGTTCCATACGATGCAACAATAATTGCGTTGTTTTCTCGTTCAGTAATTTCTCTGACTAATTCTCTTTCTTCTGTATCTACACCACCATGTATAAAAAATACTTTACGGTCCTCACCCTTGTTGTTATTTATCTTTTCATAGAGCACTGCTCCATGTGCTTCGACACGACTAAACAAAACAAGAGTGTTACCTTTAAGATCTAACGATAGATTAGTAATAAATTTATTTCTTTGTTCATGTGAAATAAGATATTGTATTTCATCCTCATAAGTTTCAAACTTCTGTGGAGAATGTTTCAACACAAGACATTGAATATCAAGTTGGGAAAGGTGTCCCTGTTTCATCAATTCGTCTGTTCTGGTGACTTTGTATGATGGTCCAAAGACTCCCTCTAAGACCCATTTATGCGTCTGTGTGCCGTCTAAAGTCCCTGTGAAACCAAATCTATACTTAGCGTGATGAAGTTTGGTCATAATCGAAATAAGAGACTTGCTCTTAAATAAGTGTGCTTCATCTCCTATAACTACATTGTAGTCTTCAAAGAAAGTTCTATCTAACTTATAGACAGACTGCCAAGTTGTG